CATTCACAGAACCGGAAACAGAAGACGCAGCGTCGATCAGGTCGATACGGCTGCTGAGCGTTGAGTAGAGCTGGCTCTGTGTGATCTGCCCGGTCAGCAAGGTGAGCAGCGTGGCGGGGCTCGTGGCTGTGGTCGCTGCCGTTCCCGATGTTGCGTTATAAGGACCTTTGACGTCAGCCTGAGAGACGAACCGAATCCAGTAGTAGTACGTTTGTCCTTCTTGGGCGGCATCTGCGTAGACGTTGGAGATCGATGTTCCGATCAACACCGCGTTGCCAAGTACGTTGGTGCTGGAGCGCCAGATCTCGGTGTAGGCGTGGTTGCGGTAAGCGGCTCCACTCCAGGAAAGGTAGACGTTCGAGAAGGTGGCGGAGGCCGTCAAGCCGGATGGCTGAGACGGAGTTGTGAGGTCCGTCGTTGGATCGTATCCATCACCCCCTGTATTAGGGTTCGCAACCGGAACCCTGGTTCCGTTGGTGAGCGTCGATGTTCCGCCGGAGGCGACCAAGTTAACATCGGTCAGGTCTCGCCAGGTCACATACTGATCGAGCGCGTCGCCAAGCAAGCCTTCGCGTACCTGGAGGACGTTCTTAATGGCGCGCAGCACATCCGTGACGTTGTCGTCACGAACATCTGGGATCGATGCAACCTGAGTTTCTCTGGTCATACAGATTTCAATTCTGCGGTGCTGTCAGAGATCGCCACCTCGGTAACCTCGCCAGTGCCCTCGAGCTGAAACGCCCACTCGTAAGCACGGAAGCCCGACGGCAATCGGAATTGGTTGTTGTTCTGGACCGTTTTCGTCATCTTCAATACGCCGTCTGCGTACAGCTTGAAAGTCACCGGGTACTGATACGCGTTGACTTGACCAAACCCGAAGTTGTGCGGGTAGTCCATCCGGAACTGTTTGCTTTTCCAGGTGAAGGTTTGGTTGGAGCCCTGGTCGAAACGAACGATGTTGCCGCCCTGAGCCAGGTACAGCTTGTCCACCGTGGCGTCGTAGAAGGCTGCGGTCACCGCTGTGCTGGTGTTGATGTCGTTCGTGGTTAGGACGGCGCCCTGACCCATGAAGTCGAACACCAGAACGCCGCGGGTCCCGTTGTTGTAGAAGCAGTGGATCCGCCCGTTGTAGGTGTAGGCGTCGATCGAGGACGGTACGTAATCCTGCCATTGCTCACGATTAAAGATGCCGCGAGTCACAACGTCGTTGGTTGTACCGATCTCCACCAGGCCATCAGGAGAGGCGTAGATCACACCGTTGCCGGTCTCCACAATCGAACGCTTGGAGACGCAAGCCTGCGGCAAAGGCATCTTGCTCGAGCTCATGGCGGCAGGGTCAACGCCGCTGAACAGGTACGGGTATGACGTAGTCAAGACCGCCACGTACTGACCGTAGGTGGCGATGCCGACGATTTCGTAGTCGATCGGGTACTCATTCGGCCAGGCATGCGGCAGGTACGGCTCCGAGAAATATAGGGTTTTCCCTACAAAGCCGACTGCTGCGCCGTTGGCCATCATGCGCAGACCCTTGAGCCCAGCCGGAGGGGCGACCCAATTGGTAGACGGCAAAACCTCGGCCAGATCAGCCTGCTTTTTGCTGTCGGTATACGAGGTGTTTGCGACAGGGACCTCTGTCACGAACTGGAACTGTGCCGCGCTGCCAACCGTGGATGACCGGTAGATGCGGACCAGCGTGATGTTGTAAGCGCCAGACGGATTGCCTGGAAGGCTGACAGTCACGGCAGTGTCAGGCTTAATGGTGACCAGGTCCGCCGCGGGTGACGGAGGCCCTTCTTCTCCGTACGCCGACACGTAGGTCGTGACGTAGGTTCGGGTCTCTGGCTTGTCAGCAGTTCCAGCCGCCGTGGTTCCGGACAATACCGGGGCGGATGATGGCGCCGGAATGCCGAGCTTGTAAGACCCCCTCGGATACGCTCCTGAACCAGCGGCCAGGATCATGCTGTTGGGGGCATAACGAGGGACGTTATTGCCGTCAGTCCAGTACAGACGATCGTACTGGTCCTGGGCAATCGGGGTGCGCATGACGTCGGTGTCTTGCGCGAACTCGAGCCAGTAGTTGGCTTCCGTTGAGCTGGTGCCGTAACGGTAGATCGTCGCCGGATTGGAGCTTTGCAGCGCTTGCAGCGTCGTGGTGCCCTTCATCGGCAACAGAGAGCCAGAGACCAGCTTCGCGTTGAGCGCGGTCTGGGCCTCGTTAGCGCCGAGCAGTCGGGCGCTGATGATCGGCTTGATGCCTCCGAATTGCTTGACGCTGATTGCTGTCATATAACCCTCACCAGAGCTCTTTGCGAGCCCAATGGTTGGCGCTGAACGGATCGTCCTTGGTGGGCTTGCCGTTCTTGTCCTTGATGCCTGCGGAGCGGGCCAGGTAGTTCTCCCGGCGCTTCTCGTCGTGGTGCTGCGTGAAATCCTGCATACCGCGCAGGCCGAACTTCACCAGCTTGACGTCGTCGCCCTTCTTGGCCAGGACCATCTTCTTGTGGCTGTCGCCGGAGGGCGCGTTCACCGGCTTGTTAAATCCAGGGAATTCGTGACCCCGGTACTGGAGCTTCCCGCCTTCGCGCTTCACGCTTGATGCTTTCATTTGTCGATTTTCCTTGGGAGTTAAGCCATCACACTGGAGTGATCGATCTGGGCCAGCGCCATCTGGGTGTGAGAAACGCGGTCCTGCAAACCGATCGTCCCGCCGTTGATCTTCTTGGTCAGACCCACCCAGTCCGCCCCTTCTGCCAGGCGGTTGCAGTCATGGGTAGACCAGAACCAGCCGGCTGACAGGGCGGCATACTGGGGCGTTGCTACCAGGTCTGGCTCCATGACGAGATCAACTCCCAGAGCCTTCCCACAATGGAAATAATTTGCATGACCAGTAAGTTGGATGCATCCACGGCCACGGAAACGATAGCCATCCCCACTAGACTCATCCCGATTGCCCATGCGATTTGCGTAAACCATGTTGGCGATCTTCTTGGGGTTTCCTGCGTAAGCATTTGCAATCTCCAGCGTGGGGAAACGCTTGGGCCAGAGCTTCATCAGCGTGGCGGCGCGGTAGTTCAGGTTCTCCTCGAGGACTCGGAAACTGCCGCACTCGTGCCCGCACTGACCAATGAACGCCGCTTGCTGACGGGGAGTGACGATCCCCCAGCGCTCGAACGTACTGTTCAGCGGTTCAACCCATTCAGCCCCGATGTGAAGCTGTCGAAGCTGTTCAGCGTTGACCATTTACTGACTCCATTACTTTGTTGTAGGCGTCGATGCAGGCGTTGAGCTGGTTGATGGCTCGGTCCCCTTCTGCGACGATGGCTGCAATAGCTGCAAGAGTCTGTCGCTCAGATTCGCTGGGCGCTTCTGGGCTATCTCCGCTGGGAGCGGGGGCACCCGGACCGGTTGATACACAACTGGTGGGGGTGCTGATGCGCACCCGGCCAGAGCGGATAGCGCGATCAAGAGCAGACTGTTTTTGATCGAGAACATTGTTCGCCTCCTTGAGTTGAACGGATTGGTCGTTGAGCTTGCTCGTCAGGTCCTGCTCGCGTTTGCGAGACTCCTCGTTCTTGCGAGCGACGGCGCTTTGCATATCCAGGTCGCGCTCCTTCCAGCCGGCATGGTGTCCGTAGAAGTAAGTGCTAACCCAGATTGCAATTGCGCCAAGGATGAGCCACGGATTCGGCAACAGTCCGATCATGTTCCGGCCTCCTTCCTGGCTGCTGCGAGCTCTTCGCGCTCAGCATCGGATTCGAGATGGTGGGGCGGAGTCGTCGGCGGGGGCGGCGGTCTCCACGACTCATCCAACTCAGGGTTGATATAGACCGGCATCGCGCCAAACGGACTTCCAAACGGCCCGCCGGTCACGGGCGATTGGAGAGGGGGCTGAGCCCCCTGTACCGGGCATGCAGCCGGAGGCGGCGGAGCCGGAGGTGTGCCGAGAGCGTTGGCGATCGCGCTGACGCCCTTCTTACTCATGACGCCGCCGATACCGCCCACGATGAGCAGTACGATGTCGTTGAGCATCTTCAAGTAGCCCTGGTCGATGGGCGCCATGGACTTGATCGGCTGCGTCACGAACGTCACGCTGTACAGCATGAAGAACACGATTCCGGCCAGGATCAGCGTCACAACGCCGACAACGAAGGCCCAGACGCGGACCTCAATTTCTTCCGGGGTTAGCGGTGGGAGCTGGGGTTTGTTGCTGTTGTTCAATTTTCTTTTCCAGGATGGGGGCCACGAGGTATTCCGGGCAGGTTTGGGTGAACTGGCACCGAGGCTTCTGGCAGGACTCATGAACGAAGTTGTCCGGATTCTGACAGAAGTATCGGTATCGGTCCTGGCATCCAGCCAGCACCAATACAGCCAGCAATAAAAGTCTCACGGGCATTGAATCAATCTCCCAACAATCTTCGATTTCAGAATCTCGTTTACATCTCGCTCGGTCTTGAGGCTCAGGTACAGCCCGACGACAAATAGAAACAGCACCAGCACCAGCACCATCAAGAAGGTAGTCCCGGCCAGGAGGGCAGTGCGTTCTGCCGATGCAGTAGGATCGTCCATAGAACCCCCATAACCTCCGCCGCGACCAGTAGCAGCACGACCAGCCAAATTAGGTTGTCCTCTACCGCGTTGCGAATTTGCTGCCGTTGCCATGCCGCTAGTGCGTCTTTCCTGTGCTGCTCCGCTCTTGCGGCTTCCTGTTCTTCCGTGATCTGAGCCCGCATCTTCTCGAATCGACCCCACAGATCTTTCAACTCCGGCGGGGAGTGATAGATCATCTGTTCTCGAATCTCCGTCTCCATCATCTGGAGGCGCGATCGAATCAGAACACGCTGCAAAGCCCTCTTACTCAGCGACTCATCGCCGGTGTAAAGGCGCTTTGCGGCACGCTCTTCTTCCCAGAAAACCTTCTCGATCTTGTCGAATGCGTCAAAGAAAGTTCCAAGCTGCTCACCAACCTGGGATATGACGTCGTTGGGGTCGCTGTTGGCGACGTGCTTAACCCGCTCGCGCTCCTCGTGGTACTGCTTGGTCTGTTCAGGTGTTGGTGGTTTGTCCTTGTGTTGTGCTCGGAATGTTTTATCGAGGTCGTTGAGGACGTCTTTAACCTGGCCGGCTGCTCCGCGGATCTCTTTGTAAAGCTGGCAACCTTTCTTAACGGCGGCAACTGCGCCGTTTGCCATTGCCAGGAGAGTGAGCGGATCAATGGTGTCCTCACTTCGGTAGGTGGGCGCCGTGTCCGGTCTTGAGGTACAGTCCAGCAACGATTGCCAGTAGTAGTCCCTTCACGCCCCAAGATACGAATGTCTTCCAAGCTGTGCGCTTGGTGTCGCGCCACGTATCGATAAGACTGCGAAGCTCTCTGACGTCGCTGGCAGCGTCTTCGTCATGCAGCCCGATGTCCGCCAGCGCTTTGCGCGCCCCGTATTCGGCTGCTTTGTTCAGCATCAGCTCGAGCTGTGCCTCTGAGAGTTGGACGCCGCTCTGCGGCTGTGAATCGCTATGGACCTGACCTTCCATGGGAGCCTCGCGGAGCTGGAAATCAGGGCCTATTTTCGGTGGGGTTCCAAATAAAAAGCCCCGCCGAAGCGGGGCTCTGTGAATGTTAGTGAATACTTACCAAGGCGGTGGAAGATTGGACCGGGCGGGCTTTACAGCCTCGTTCAAACTTCCATACGTATGTATTAATTGTCATGCCGCATCAAGTAACGCCATAAAGTTGGATTGATTGGCCGGTGCAGGCGGAGCGTTATACGGAACATACGCGATCACGATTAAGCCTTGACCGCCCGCGCCGCCAGCGGCTGTTGTAGTAGAACTGCTGGGAGATCCACCACCTCCGCCGGCACCATAGTTGACGCCAGCCGTACCCGCCACGACCGATCCAGCAGATCCGCCAGAGCCCCCTCCAGAACCGACAGTGCCCAGAATTTCCAGGCCCATGCCACCTGTCTTACCGGCGGCGTTAAGGCCACCGCCACCGCCACCGCCAAACGTGCCTGCGGTGTTGGATGCGCCGCCACCAGTACCAGAGGAGTTGTTTCCGCCAGCACCACCGGTCCCAGAAACACCAGTTGCACCAGCAGTACCGCCGCCGTTACCACCACCACCGCCACCGGCAGTGCTACCGATAGTTCCTGTAATGTTACCGCCGCCGCCGTTTCCGCCGTTTCCGTTGGGTCCAGCAGATCCGCCACCACCGCCACCAGCAGCATATGTTGACGATGCAGTTGTAAAACCGCCCGGACCGCCCGTGCCGCCGGTATAAGTGCCAGTACCACCCGCGCCGCCAGCAGAAGATGGTGTTGCGGTTGTAGAGCCTCCAGAACCTCCAGTAGCAGAGCTCGACGCCCAGGACGTTGTACCGCCTGTGCCGCCCGTCCCGCCTAAAGTGGTTCCGGCGGTGCCGCCTGCACCAACTGCAACAGTAATCGTGGCTCCTGGGGAGGAGGAGTAATTGGTTACAACTCGATAGCCGGCACCACCGCCACCGCCACCAGCCGCCCTGATCGAGCTGGATGTGCCACGAGCGCCGCCACCTCCACCGCCGCCACCAATTAAATGAACAGTGTTGCTACTGGAGTTCCAGTCGGAAGGAACAGTCCATGATGTCGCCGCAGTATCGGTGATCTGATAGACCTTGAGAGCACCTGCTCCGCCGGCTTGAAACAGCCCGCCGATGTTGTTGCCGCTGTTAATGGAGTTTGCCCCCAGATACCAGACATACGGAGTTGTTCCGTTGGCGGCAGGTCCGGGAGTGAATGCAATGTCTTTTACGTTCAGATAGTCGGTTGAAACCGTACCGCCGCCCGAAAGGGTAAGCGTTCTCTGCGTTCCGGCAAGCGAGCTGTTCAACGTCAGCACTTTGCCTGACGCACCGGCCCCTGTAAATTGCGAAACGGTTTGCGTTGCGCCCAGCAGGATGGTCGTGGCGCCAGTGGCGGCATAGCTGTTGGTGATGTCCTTGAAGGTATTGGCGCCAATTATCGACAGCGTCCCCGCCCCACCCTGATTTAACGTTATATTGGTGTACGAAAAAGTAGCGCCATTAAAGCTCTTTGCCGATGCGCTGTTCAAGCTGATTACACCAGTTCCTGTAACCGTCAAATTGGTTACCGTCGAGGCTGTCCAGGCTCCACCAACAGTCCAGGTTCCAGAACCAATTGCAAGCGTCCGGATGTTGGCGTTTGATATGTTCACACTACCCGTTACGGTTACGTTGTAACCATTGGCATCGAACGTGCCTGTCGTAAGGTTTATTGCGCTGGTGCTTGAGCTTGTCGTGGAGAGGGCATCCTGAAGTTGCCAAGTTCCGCCAGCCCCGTTAAACGCGAACTGAGCGCTATGCGTGACCCCGGCGCTTGTGATTGTTTTTACGCCACTAGTCGCGCTAAACGAAAACGTTCCCGTGCCAGTGGAAGTCATACCTGACTTAAGAGTCAAGCTGCCGTAGATTGTTGCCGAAACGCTTCCGTTGGCCCAGACACCAGTGAATGTTGATGCCCCCGAGTTGTAGAAGTCTAAGTTCCTAACCCCACTCAAGGAAGCGATGGAAAAACTGTAGGTCCCGGCAGTTATGAAATAGTTGACTGCGTTTGCCTCAGTAACCGAGACCGCAGAAACTGATGTAGCCGTTGCGCCGGAATACGTCAAATACACATTACGCAAGCCAGTCACTGTCGCAGTGGAGCTCTGCGAGAAAACAGCACCGGAACCAGTTATATATAAACCAATAGACCCAAAAGCTACCGTTGCGCCAGCGCTAATAGTAAAAGCGCCTGACGAGATCGTATATCCGTCGAAATCAAACGTGCCGGCGCTGACAGCCAGTGTCTTGCTCGTTCCAAGTGTCAGAGCGCCAACTGGCTTCCATGTGGAGCCTGCACCGCTGAACGTGAAAGGAATCTGTACGGTGATCCCGTTGGTTGTTACTGTTTTATTGCCGCTGGACCCGGAGAAGGTGAAACCAAATGAGGCGGCTGTTATCGTCATGCTGGACGACAGCGTAAGATTTCCGTAAATAGTAGCGTTACTTGTCAAGGCGACCAATACACCTGAATACCCTGAAAAATTCAGGTCTTTGAACACAGCCGCAGAAATCGTAAGCGCGTAAGTCCCGCCAGTAAAATTAAAACTGATGGCTTGGTTCTCTGCGCCGCCGGAACTAATCGTAATTCCAGTTGATCCAACACTTGTTACGTTGACTACTGGAGTACCCGATACCGTAAGATTGGTGACTGATGAAGCATTCCAAACGGTGCCAGTTCCCGTGCAATTGATAGCCCCAGTACCAAATGCAAGCGTACGAGGCGTGGAGGTGCCAGACGTAAAAGTAGTGCAAGAAAAATTGTAGGTTCCAAGGCTCAGCGTTCCTGAATTGAACGTTACAGCCGCGTTAACCACGAAATTATCCCCGAGTGAAATGATCGGGCTGTTGTTGATGTTAAGCGTCGAGTTAATTGTTGCGCTATTGCGCGTTATTGTCGTTGCGACTCCTGATTTTCCGTAATAGTAAAGTGCGCCCGTGATTGTTACACCCGACCCCAGCGTCATGTCCCCACATTGAAGAGCTGTCGAAGTAACCGCCAGCGTCATAGCGCTCGTTCGCGCTGACATATTCAAGTTGCCAACGTTGTACCCGGTAAGAGTAATCGTTCCGGTGACACTCCCGGTGTCATCGAAAACCGCCGTGTCTTGCGGAAGTGGGAAATTTCCCGCTGCGGGAGTGCCGCCTGAAGAGGTGGCCCAACCCACGTCATACCAGTTTTTGATTCCGGCAAGATTCCAGTACACCGTCTTGGGAGAAGGAAATGTAACCCCGGAGTTGTTGCCGCAATCCCCCCACCCCAAGGAAGAGGCGTTGAATGGAGCTGCCGCGCCTGCAATTACAATATTCCGCAGGTCGATATTAGTACCTGTGATTGCGCCTGCTGTTAACGTTATTTGCGTAGTGCCGTCAGTCCCAGACCAAGAAACGGTGCGCCTAAGAGTTACGTCACCGCTCGTGCCAAAATCAAGAGTGCCCGTAATTACCTGATTATCAGAGAATCCAATTCGGTAAGGATTTGAGCTTGCAAATAGTGCTGGCCCAAACGAGAGGTTATTGAATGTATTTGCTCCGGTAACGGTCGCTGAAAACACGTTAACCGTCGGAACGATGCTAACGTTGTAATACGTCAGTCCGGCTCCGTCGAAGTTGGTTGACTGTGCGGTATGTGTGATTGTTGATGTGCCAGCATTAAATGTAAGATTGGTAGCATCGGTGATTGACCATACGGTGGTCAAGAACGCCGATGCGCCGAGCACCAACGATCGAACGTTTTGATTGTTTGTATTAAAGGTGTTGGCGTAGAAGGAATAGCCCGCCGTATTCAGCGTGCCAGCACTAAGCGTAAACGAACTTGTGTATCCTGTACTAAACGCCGACCCAAGCGTCCATACATCGCCGCCAGAGCCGTTGAGCGTGATGCTGGTGTTGCCCAGCGTTTTACCGTTCGTTGTTATCGTTTTACTGGTTCCATTGGACTGAAACACTAGGTTGGCGGTGGAGTTCCAACTAGTGGCGCTGCTGAGCGTAAATGACCCATAGATATATATTGCTGCTGGGCCAACAGCGTCTGTAAAGGTCACGTTCCCGGCAGAGACCGTCAAATCCAGACAAGTTGGGATATTTCCACCAATGCCATTCAGCTCGACAGTATAGGTTCCAGTCCGATCAAAGAAAACAGAATCAGCAGACGTTGGAACAGACGCTCCGCCTGCACCGCCGGGCGTGGCTGACCAGTTGGTCGTGTTCGTTGCGTTCCACGAACCGGATCCTCCACGCCAGTATCTGTTAGCCATTCACTTACTCCGCGACAGGCGGTGAAGACACAAGAGCCAGCCAGTTGTTCAGGCGCTCCTGTTTCATTGCGTTGAGCTCTTCCTCGGTGTACGTATGGTCATCAGGAAGATGAATGGCATCGCGGAAATCGCCGTACGCAGTGGCGAATGAAAAATCGATTTTCATATTTATACCTGTGTCGTCACCGCCACCACATCCCAGAAGGATTCGGCGGCGTTGTAAATACAGCCAACGTACGTGACCTTGTTGGCCGTGGTTGTGGTTGGGAGTGTCACGCCGATTGCGCGGAATGAGTTGGCGCCGGACGTCGTCCAGGAGATCGTCTGCGGCGTACCGTTGTCCTTGAAACGGAAGATCAGCTTGTTGCCAGCCAGGGGCGTACCGCCAGTCGTGGCATTGATCGTCAGCGTTGCGGCCAGAGCAGTGAACTGGTACGAGTCGTAGGCGCTGATGTCCGGCGTCAAAGAGGACGCGCTGGTAGTCACCGAGACTCGAGCGTTCACCCGAGTGCTGTTGATTGCGGTGGCGCTGACGGTGCCGTTGACCTGGAGCTTGTCGGTCGCGTTGTCGGTCGAGGTGCCAATCAGGAAGTTGGCGGCGGTGGTCGCGCGGAATACCTCGGTTGTCCCAACCAGCACCCGGAACGGCAGAACGGTTCCGGTGCCAGCCGCAGTGGACTGAATCTGAACTTGCGCCGAGTTGATCGTGAACGCGCCAAGCGGTGCGTTGGTGATGTCGGCAGCGCCCCAGACATGGAACTGCGAGTTGACCGCCGTGCCGGTTGGAATCAGTCCAAAGACGGTATTGCTGTTGGCCGAGGTGGTCTGGACGAGAAGCCGGCTGGTGGTGGTGAAGTCTCCGGTAATGCGAGCGTTCGCGCCACTGAAGTTCAGGTTGCCGGAGATTGATCCGCCGGCCAGGGGCAGGTACGTGCTCGATGCTGACGACGTGGTCAGGTACGAGCTCATGCCGCTAATCGTCTGGTACGTCGAAGCGGCGTTGGCAGTCGTCAGATAGGACGACATCCCGGAAATGGTTTGGTACGTGCTCGCCGCGTTGGCCTGCGTCAAGTAGGTCGATGACGCAGATGCCGTCGTCAGGTACGAGCTCATGCCCGCCTGCGTCTGATACGTAGAGGCGGCGCTGGCAGTTGTCAGATACGACGACATCCCAGATTGAGTCTGGTACGTCGAAGAGGCATTCGCTTGCGTAAGGTACGTGGAAGCCGCAGACGAGGTCGTCAAGTACGAACTCATGCCTGACTGCGTTTGATACGTCGAGGCGGCAGTTGCGGACTTGAGGTAGCCCTGACCGATCACGAAGGCGGTCGTGGCAAGCTGAGTCGTGTTGGTGTCAACCGCGGCAGTGGGGGCGGCAGGCACACCAGTCAGCGTCGGGCTGGCCAAAGGAGCGTAGGTGCTGGCCGCAGTGGCGCTGGTCAGGTACGAAGACAACGCTGAGGTGCCGACATACCCGGCAGGATTCGACGCGTCGTACGGAGTGAACCCCAGGGCGGTTGTGACGTTGCTCGATGTGATCTCACCGCGGATGGTGGCCGAGCTCTTGTTCTCGACGTTGCCGAGACCCAGGTTGGTCCTGGCCGCAGATGCGCTTGCCAGGTCGGACAGGTTGTTTGCGGTCAGCAATGCCCCGGTCAGGGACGCGTACGCGGCAAGCCAGACCGTTCCGTCGTACACCTTCATGCCTCCACCGGAGGCCATTGAGTTGGTGTTGTAGTACAGGTTGCCGGCGGCAAGAGCTCCGCCAGTGTTATCGGTCGTCGGGTCGGAAGACTTCGGTCCCAGGTACTGATCGTTGAAGTTGGCAAACGCAGCCAGGGCGGAATCCCGAGCCGACTCTGCGCCAGCCTTTGCGGTCGCGGCAGCAGTCGCACTGGAGGCCGCGTTGGTAGCGCTGGCGCTGGCAGACGATGCGCTGGTAGCTGCATTCGTTGCGCTGGTCGATGCCTCTCCGGCTTTCGTCGTGGCAATGCCTGCCTGCGTAGTGGCGGTCGTAGCAGACCCGGAGGCGGACGTCGCGCTGTTGGCTGCATTGGTCGCGCTCGTGGCGGCGTTTGATGCGCTGGCAGCGGCACCTGACGCACTTGACGACGCGGCTCCGGCCTGAGAGGTAGCAGTCGTTGCCGAGCCCTGAGCAGATGAAGCAGACGCGGCAGCGGCTGTTGCGCTATTAGATGCGTTGGTGGCCGACGTTGAGGCCGCGCTCGCATTGGCGCTGGCGGTGGTGGCCGAGTTTGACGCTGACGTTGCGCTCGCTGAGGCGCCGGATGCGCTGCTGGCCGCGTTGGTGGCTGACGTCGCGGCGTCGGTTGCTGAGTTTGCGGCGCTAGTCGCTGACGTTGTTGCCGTTGTTGCCGAGCTCGCGGCGTCGATGGCGTACTTCTTGGCGCCGTAACCCTGCCCAGTCACAACCTCGCCAGAAGTCTTTGTAGCCCAGTTCTGCGCCAGCGTTGCAGAACCAGCGGCGTTGGAAGCCTGGGTCGTAGCGGTCGCTGCCTGAGCCGTCGCAGTGTTTGCCTCCGATGTGGCCGTCGTCGCACTGTTTGCGGCAGAGGTTGCCGAGCTCGCCGCTGCTGTGGCGGATCCGGAGGCGGCGTTCGCGTAGTTGACGGCGGTTGCGGCGGCTGCTTCCGCGGCGTTCTTTGCCGCCGTAGCGGCAGGCGTTACGTCACCGGAATCGCCCTTTACGCCCTGCGGACCTTGTACGCCCTGTGGGCCTTGCGGTCCTTGCGCAGTCACCTCAACGATTTGAGCCGAAGAGACTTCCTGTACGACGACGGTCGCGCCAACCTCCTCGACAACGACCAGATCGCTCATCGCGTGATCTCCTTGGAAACCGTAATTTCGCCTTCCATGAGACGGGTCACCGTTCCGTCGGCGGAGGTGAGCTCAAGGTCGTATTTGCCCCGCGACCAGGTGATGGCCGCAGTCGTCGTTGCGCTGAAGATCATCGTGATCGTCCCGGCGCCAGAGCCTGAACCAGTGGTGATCGCTAGTTTGCCGTTGGTCGAGGACATCTCGAGCAAGACCTCGTCCGAAGCAGCGCTCTTGCGGATCTGCATCTTGGCCGAGTATCCAGTCAGGTTGACGGGTACTCCGGCGCTGTCTTTCCAGACGATCGGCTTCAACAGGGTTGCGCCCTGTTCGATCTCGAAGTCGTAGCTTGCTGCTGGCATATCAAATTCTCCGGAGCTTGGCGCTCAAGATCGAGCGGACCTGGCCGTGGGTGCCGCGCTGGCGAGCCACGTTGATGCCCTGCTGGAACAGGGTCCTGTGAACTGCCGCCATCTTCTCGTTGCTGTACGGCTTGCCAACGCTGATCATCAGGCGAGACAGAGCGCCGCTTGCGATCGTCTCGGCGTAGTCCTCGAGGATCACGCTCTCGATCCCCTCGCTGGCTCGACTCGGCTTCAGGGCCACGCGCATGGTCAGACCGTTGACGTAGTCCTTGTCCGGCGGACTCCAAACGGAGACCGAGCGCTCGTCCTTCTGAAGGTAGAACTGCGGCGTGCTGGACTTGTCCTGGTACGAGGTGAACAGGCGGTTGTAGACCGACGCTTCACGCACGAAGTCAGGCGCCAGAGGCGTGAGCTGGTTGTCCTCGAGCCAGGCTTTCATCACCTTCACGACGATGTAGCCCTTGGGCGGATCCAGGTCGTAATCCACCACGCCAGACTTCAACGTGACCGGATCGTGGTCGCGCTGAAGGACCAGGCTCTTCTCGCAGAACTCGATGCAGGCGTTGCGCACTGCGTTGACCACCACCACCTCTGCCGCGCCAGGGACCTCGGTCAGGATGTTGGGGAAGAAATCTTCGTAGGACGCTGACATCAGACGCCTCCAGCTTGAATGCTTTGCGGATTGGACTCGCCGCCCTTACGGTTCAAGGACTGACCGAACGCCACATCCTTCTGCAACTTCATGCCCATGAGTCCGCCAAACAGATTCAGGTAGTTGCCAGCGAGCGCTGCGTTGCCGCCGTAGTCGGCTTCCTTGGCGTATGCGCGGAACAGAACAAACAGCACGATGCCCTCGAAGTAGGCATCAGAGATCGCCAGGTCGTTGTTGGTTGCGGTCAGCGTGGTCGGGCGCTTGGCGTACAGGAGCTCGACTTTCACCCCGGAGTTGACCGGAGGATTCACCCAGAATGTCGTCGGGTTGCGCTCGTCGTAGACAGAGTTCTTGACTTCGGACTTCTTGGTGTTGGTGTGCCAGTACGGATCGTAGGCATCCAGGGTGTCGCGATCGGTGGGGCGGATTGCGCGACCAGGCGTCGTGCCGTCCGCGGCGATGTTGCGGACCACGTCGAGCAGGCGGTAGCCGGCGGCGGGGATGGACTGCTTGGAGCCAGCCGCCAGGGTGACGACCTCGTTGACCGGGAAACAGTCGGGGCGGTAGATCGCGATGATCCCTTGCGCGTCGTTGATGGCGTCGATCAGCTCCTGATCGGTCCAGCGGTAGCCAGTAGCGTCAGCGTCGTTGAGGATGGATCGAACCCGCGAAAGAACGTCAGAGACCTTCATGCTTCACCCGGCGGTTGTTTTGACTTGCGCTGGGGCTTGCCGGCCTCTTTCCTGAAGGCTTTGAGGGCGTCCTCAATACCGAGACCAGGCGCCGTTTCCGACTGCGCTGTCTCTGGATTTTCGTTGGGGTTTTCCTGCGGAACGGGCTGCGGCGGGCGCTCGTAAGGCTCCATGTCGTCCCGCTCAGCGAGCTGCGGAGTCCATACGTAGATGTGTCCAGATGTCTTTTGTTTGAGCAATTTCATAAAAAAAAGGGAGGGAGTTTCCTCCCTCCCCTCCATCAGGGTTTACCCGATCACTTGCGGACGTAGCCGGCCACCAGAGCTTCGGGCTTGGTCACCTTGAAGCCGTACACGTTCAGACCGCGGACGATGTTGCCGAACGTGCTTTGGGCACGCAGGGTCTCGACGTTGGTCATCTGCGAAGCGAAGGAGATCGCGTCGCGGGTGCCGGCCATGATGTTCCATGCCTTGTAGTCGGCAGCGCCACCGGTGCCGCCAGCAGCAGCATCCGAGCCCAGGTCAGTGGCCGAGCTCAGGTTGTTGCTGACGTACACGGTGAAGCGGTCAACCATGCCGATCTTGCCGTTGCGCAGCGGGGAGACGCTGTCGCCGGTCAAGTAGGCTTGCTTCAGGTCAGAGCGCTTGATCAGCGAAGCCATCCAAGCGGGGATCACGACCCAGCGGCCATCTTCGGGCACGTTCTGCTCGTCCAAGCACTGGCCCATGTCCAGGATCATGTCCAGAACGTTGGCGCTGGTGACTTGGCGGGGAGCGCCGGTAGCACCCAGGTTGATGTCGCCAGAGATGGCGCCAGCGGTGGCACCCTTGTTGGCGGTGGCTGCGTCAGCGTACACGCTGCCGAGCACGTCGCCGTCGATCGCGATCTTCATCTGCTGCGAAGCGTCGTTCGTGAAGATGTCCATCAGCTTGACGTCGGCTTGGGTAGCATCCACGTCGTCCAGAACGACGGCGAAGTACTTGCCCTTGTCGATGTTCAGCTCCAAGGGGGTGGAGGTGGGAACCTGGGAGGTCAGGTTCTGGCCCTTGGTGTAGTTGCTGATGGTGATCGTGGGGATCGAACGGATGTAGACCTTGTCGCCTTGGCCCTTGATCTCACCTTCCCAATCGTTGTTGGTGATCTCGCCCAGGACGGTGCTCTTGTAGAACTTGACCTGGAGCTTGCCCGACCAAACCTCGGGGATGAAATTGGAACCAGAAGTGCTGGCGTAATCACCAGCATTGCTGGCGCCGTAGTAGTTGCTAGAAGCTGCGAGAGACATGATTCAAACCTTTCGGTACTGATCAGCCGGCTTATCGAACTCTTTTTTCTCGAATCGCCAACTGAATTTCTGCGTCGATAGCAGCAGCATCCGCCTCAGAGATCTCGCCTCTCCGGTCTCGAGCGTAGAAATCTGCGATCTCTCCGCGAGTCCAGAGCTTCTTGCCCGCTGGCGCCTCGGGGGTCCGAGTCGCTACCGGCACAAGTTGCGAGTCCAGCGAGTTGGTAGCTGCTGCCGCTTTGTTTTGCTGAACCTTTTTGAACGCATTGAAGAATCTGGCAACGCGATCCGCATCGCGCTTCCCTTCAGCCTCCGAAAGAATGTCCTGGCGCGTGTAGCCGGTGATCTCGTCGATCTCACTCAGCCACGTATGGAAGTCGGGGTCATCGTTGATCGCCATCCAGTCCGGAACCGACGAGGCCAACTTCTCATAAAAGCCGACCTCTTTGTTCT